TACCACGCCCTTGTGGTTGCCCAGTCGAGGAAGCTGTGTCATCTGCCCATCGCAGTTGACGCCACTTGCTCAGGCCTGCAGGTCTTGGCTGGTCTAAGCCATGACAAGAGCACGGCTGCTCTGGTCAACGTGTTTCCGGGAGACAAGCCCAGTGACGCTTACAAGGCGGTGGCCAATGAGGTCAATCCTCAACTGCCAGAGGACTGGGGCTTCGAGCTCAGTAGGTCTGATGTCAAGCGGGTGGTCATGACCATCCCGTACAACGCCAAGACCCTGAGTAACCGGAGCTACATCCGAGATGCCCTGACCAAACGAGGCATTGAGCTGGCTCCTGAGCAACTCAGTGAGCTGGTGAGCCTGACCCGTGGTGCCATGAAAAAGATCGTTCCAGGCCCTATGCAGGTGATGGAGTGGCTTAACCGAGAGATCGGAGCAGCCATCAAACGTGGTCTACCTCACATCGAGTGGACCACACCAAGCGGCTTTGTAGTGGAGCAGGATCTACGCCATGTGGAGACTGAGACGATCCAAAGCCACCTGATGGGCAAGATCAAGCTCAAGATCGGCACCTCCTTAGGAGAGCCCGACCTCAAGCACCACAAGAACGCTGGTGCACCGAACCTGATCCACAGCTTGGATGCATCGATCTTGCATTTGGGTTTGGCCAGCTTTGATGCACCGTTCACGGTCATCCATGACTCAGTGCTCTGTCTGGCCCAAGACATGGATCAGTTGAACAAGGCAGTCAGGAAGGCCTATGCCACCTGCTTCACCGAGTTCAGTCCACTGCATGACCTGGCCGAGAGGATCGGGGCCCTGAGCCCACCTCCAATGGTCTATGACTTCGATCCTGGCTCCGTGGAGGGCTCCTCTTATTTCTTCTGTTGATTCCACTTGACCAACTATGCCGCAGCTAGAACCCAATGCCACGCTGGTAGAGCGTATTCAGTTTTACGTGGAAACCATGCAGATCGACAAGGGCAAAGCCCTGGCCCAGCTAGGGGACTACCTCGAAGAGTGCTTCCTTTGGGATGTATCATTTGAAGACGGGGCTTTCTAATAAGCCTCATTCCCACATGGCCAGCCATGATCCCTCGCAAACCAACTCTGACCAGTGAGGCCCTGTATCGGGGCTATCTGGTTGTGGAAGTGCTGCGCTCCACTGGGGAGCGGGAATTTCCAATGCAATTGGCCTCGACCTTCCTTTGGATCGCCGCCCATGACGGCTGCCGTCAAGAGGATGTGATCGAAGCCACCAGCATGAGTGCCAGCTCTGTGTCACGCAATGTGACCTGGCTGGGCCCCCAGCATCGTCTGGGTAGGGAGGGGCTCAAGTTGGTCAGGCGGGAGCGTGATCCTGTGGATCCCAAACGGTGGAGGCTCTACCTCACGCCCAAGGGAGTCCAGTTCATGCGTCTGATCGAAAAACAACTGGAGGGACCACTTCCATGAGCACATCCGTTCGAAACTGGGGCCAAGCCCTGGACTACACCTGGAGGGTCAGGTGGAAGCGTCTGCCATCGGCAAAGACCAATCGGATCAATGCCGATCACATCACCTGCTATGCAGGCCTGTCACTTCCACTTAGCCGTATGGCTAAGGCTGGATGGTGGATGGAGATGATTGCAGATCTGCAGGATGACCACCCGCAATGGTCAACCTCGACTGTCAACCGTGTGGTTTCAGCAGGGACCACTGTCCTGAGAGTGACCAACCAAGCTGGATTGCACTCAGTTGAATGTCCCACCTTTAAGCGGCTGAGGGAGGGGGAGTCACGGATGACGTACTTCACCAAGGATCAGGTGGACCGGCTGGCCTTCGTGGCCAAGGACATCTTTGATCGAGAAGACCTGGCTGATGCCATCACCTTCAGTGCCTACACAGGCGTTCGGCAGGGCGAGCTCCTGGCTTTGAAGTCAGAAGACATCGACCTTTCCCTTGAAACCATTTGGATTGGAGGGAAACCAGGCCGAGAAACCAAGGGCCGCAATGTCCGGTCGGTCCCTATTCATCCCAAAGTTCAAGCCATCCTTCAGCGCCGTTTGGATCGGTCCTATCTCTTTCGAGATGACTTCTCCAACAAAGATCAACTCTATCGAGGGTTCAAAAAGGTGCGGGATTTTTGTGGCATCTCTGATGACCACGTGTGGCACAGCCTTCGCCACAGCTTTGGGACATTCCTTGGTGAGGTGACACATCCCAGGCAGATCATGGCTTTGATGGGGCACCGCCACATCGATACCAGCTTGCGCTATGTGAAGGCTACCGACGCAGCCCTCAAATCAGCTATCGCTTGTATCTGAGGGATGCGGACGGAGAGACTTGAACTCTCACAGTGTTGCCACCACAGGTACCTGAAACCTGCGCGTCTACCAATTCCGCCACGTCCGCGTGACCTAGAGAGCCTACCATCAGGCCCAGACAGGGGCGCATTAGATTTTCCGGAACTGATGTACTACTCAGGACTAAAGGCCTTGGTACAGCTGCTGTTTCGAGCAAGTCAAAAATCGAACCTAACAAGCCGCATGTCCGAAAACCCCTACAATGACTGGGATCTGAGTACGGTGCGCTAGTTTCAGGTTCGGCTGAGTGCAAGTGACACTCCGCCCACGGGGCCCCGCAAGGGCCCCTTTTTCATTGCGATCTCATCGATTCCACTTAGCAAACCATGAAATCCCCGGATCTAACGCAGGCCGACATTGAACAACTGGGGCCGATTGCCTACGCCCATTACCTAGCCAACGGGACCCTTTTTGATGCCGATCTCTCCGACGAGGAGTACGAGCGCCACCTCAAGCGCTATCAACTGTTTGACCTGTGAATCACATTCAACTGAGCGGCAAGGTCACCCTGGCCGAGCTGCAGAAAGAGATTGACGCCATCGAGGCCCAACTCGAAGGGCTGCCTGTCCGCTACCCCGAGCCCACCCACTGGTCCTTGCTGCATGACGAAGAAGAAGAGCTCACCGACTAGGGCCACCGCCCGCTTTGTGCACGTGCCAGGACCGCCCAAACACACCCACCAGGGCACCGGCAGCCGCAGCCTGCCCAAGCGGGGCCGCAAGCCCTACCGGGGCCAGGGCCGCTGATTAATCAATTCCACTACCACAACCACACCATCTAATCGACCATGAAAAACCGCTACGTCTTTGATGCGGCCCTGGATGGCTTCATCAATGTCTATGAAGATTCCGGCAAGTACAACAACCGCAGCTTCTCGTTTCAGCTACCGGCGGCCGTGCTGGAGCAGGCCGAAGCCGACCGCGAGGAGCTCCTCACCTGGGCCAAGTCCAAGGTCGACAACCCCAAGCGGGTGGCCATCAACCCCCCCAAGTGGGACGAAGAGGGCCTGGTCAAGTACAGCTATGGCGGCGAGACCAACCGGCTGGAGCCGGTCTTTGTCGATGCGGCCGGCGATCCGATCGATGCCGCCGTGCTGCGCCAGGTGCGCAAGGGCACCAAGGTGCGCCTAATCGTGCAGCAGTCCCCCTACACCAAACCCTCGTTGGGCACCACCCTCAAGGTGTTGGGCGTGCAGATCATCGAGCTGGTTACCGGCACCGGCGCCGTCGACTCCGGCAGTTTGAGCGCCGACGATGTGGCCTCAATTTTTGGCGAGGTCCAGGGCTACCGGGCCAGCGCCCCGGCGGTGCGCCAGGCGGAAAGTGTCGAGGCCAGCTACGACTTTTGATGGCTGATCTCCGCTCCGGTTTGGAGGAGCGGGTATCTAAATACTTCGAGAAGTTAAACGTTCCCTACCTCTATGAGGCAGAGAAGTTCAGCTATACCCTTGAGTCTAAATATACCCCAGACTTTTTCCTGACCAATGGTGTGATCCTTGAGTGCAAGGGTTTCTTTAAGCCCTCGGACAGGAGAAAGATGCTGGCCGTTAAAGCTCAACATCCGCAGCTAGATATCCGTTTCATTTTTCAGCGCAACAACACGCTGACCAAGAACAGCAAAAGCACCTATGGGGACTGGTGTGACAAGCATGGCTTCCCCTGGTGCCTCTATCCCGACATCCCGCAATCCTGGATTTCCCATGACCCACAAGATCACTGACTCCCTGGACAGCCTGTTTCTACGCCTCGATCAACTGGTGCAACAGCTTGAAGATGAGGGCCATCCCTATGAGCTCATCGTCGGCGTTCTGCGGGACTATGTAGAACTCTCAGATGAATACCTGCTCAAGTGATTCGGAGTTTGTAAGACACGAACCCTGCTCCCATTGCGGCAGCTCCGATGCCATGTCCCGTTACAGCGACGGGCATGGCTTTTGTTTTGCCTGCCGCCGCTACGAACCGGGGAGCGGGGAAGCCCATCGCCACCACACCATTCGCCCCACCATGTCCTATGAAGGTGAGATCGCTGCCCTTAAATCTCGCAGGATTACCGAGGAGACTTGCCGTAAATTTAACGTGCGTGTTGATTCGGGCCCTGTTCTTCGCTTCCCTTACTACAGCTCAGCTCGGGCTGTTATTGGTTACAAAGAGCGTGATCAGAAAAAGACCTTTCGCTGGGTTGGTACTAACACTGAACATCAGCTCTTTGGCCAACAGCTCTGGGGATCCGGTAAGTCCATTGTAATTACCGAAGGGGAGATCGACTGTCTCTCCGTCTACCAGACCCGGCCCACCTGGCCGGTGGTCAGTGTCCCCAATGGGGCTGCTGCGGCCGCCAAGGACCTCAAGCATCAGCTCAAGTGGCTGCTGGGCTTTGAGGAGATCATCCTGATGCTCGATGGCGATGAGGCAGGGACCAGGGCGGCACAAGAATGTGCCCAACTGTTTCCGCCAGATCGCGTTTATCTGGCTGCCCTGGGGGCCTACAAGGATGCCTCCGAGGCCCTGCAGGCCGGAGATGGGGATGCCATTCGGCAAGCCATCTACAACAAGCGCCCTTACACCCCCCAGACCATCCTCGATGGGCGGGAGTTGTTTGAGCTGGTCAGCACCCCCCTGCATGGCAAGGATGCGGACTACCCCTACGCCGGCCTCAACACCCTGACTTCAGGGCTGCGCAAAGGTGAGCTGGTGACCATCACCGCTGGCTCTGGCATTGGCAAGAGCACTTTCTGTGGGGAGATTGCCATGTCCCTGGTCGATCAGGGGCAAGCGGTGGGCTACATCGCCCTAGAGGAATCCGTCAAGCGCACAGCCCTGCGGCTAATGAGCGTCAAAGCTAACAAGCCGCTGCATCTCAACAACGAGATCCCCCTCGAAGACCTCCAGGCCAGCTTTGATGCCTCGCTTGGTTCAGGTCTGGTTTATCTCAGAGATGGCTTTGGCTCTGTGGATCCAGATGTGATCCTCAATGACATTCGCTTCATGGTCAAAGCCCGAGGTGTGTCCTGGGTCATCCTCGATCACCTCTCCATTTTGTTATCGGGGAATGCCTCAGACGATGAGCGCAAGCTGATCGATGTCACGATGACAAAGCTCAGATCTTTTGTGGAAGAGACCAAGATCGGTCTGCTGCTGGTTTCCCATCTGCGGCGATCCCACAACGACAAGGGCCACGAAGACGGGGCCGCCGTCTCAATGGGCCAGCTCCGGGGCAGCCACAGCATTGCCCAGCTATCGGACATCGTGATTGCCCTGCAGCGCTCGATCACAGCTGGAGACAACATCTCCGAGCTGGTTGTGCTCAAGAACAGATTCAACGGCCTTGCCGGGCCGGCTGGGCTGCTCTCCTTTGACAAAGACACAGGCCGCCTGGTGGAAGCGGCCGCCTCACCTACGAACCAATCCGCACCGATTACCTATGACGACTTTTGAGGGTATCCCTTACAAGTTGGTGTTCTTTAAGAAGCAGGAATGCAATCCCTGCAAAGTGACAGAAGAGGGGTTGAACGCTGTTCTGGA